TCAATTCAGCAGTCTTACCTTAAGATTCTAAAGCAACTTGATCCTTTGCCTTATAGAACAGTTGATGAGAAGACATTGCTTCTGAACAGCCAAGGTTGCACTCTCCAGGATTATGTCTTGAGTGCTAATCTGCCAGCATTTGTAATGCAATTGGTTGATGAGAATGCAATGTGGTATGACTTGCCTGTTCAGGTTCAAAGGACACAAGTAGAGGCAATGGCAGCAGCCAAAGTTGCTCAGATAAAGATGGCTGTTGTTCCAATCATGCCTCAAGGAATGTAATGCCTACTGAAAAGCAGTTAGCCATCATTAGGAAGATTCAGCAAATTCAGCTGGATATTGAGAATGGGATGGCTGATTCTTTGCCTAAAGTTTTTAAGACTTTAAGCAATGAAGTAATTGACTTGGCTTCTGAATTAAGTCTTGACCCAAAGGATAGGGCTAAGACTTTGAGGGAAATGGTTAAGCTCAAGAAGGACATTGCTGACACCATAGTCAATAATACAGCCTATCAGACTGAGGTTGTGGCTGTCATTAATGGCTACAAGGCACTTGCTGAAGCTTCAAATGAATATCTAAGTTTAATTCTTGATGACTTTTCCCCGAAAACTGAACTTTATAAAGCCATTCTTGAGACCAATATTGAACTTACTAAGGATGCTCTTATAGGGGGTGGAATAAGAAATAATTTTGGCAATGCCATTCAGGAGGTGCTAAAGAGCAACATTGCCGGAGTAAGCAATCGGGCAGAGTTAAATAAGACTCTAAGGCAGTTTATTGAAGGTACACCGGAGGATTTGCCATTCTTGAACAGATACATCAAGCAGACAACCAATGACTCTGTAATGGCCTTCAATGCAGAATATATTCAGACAGTAAGCGAGGACTTAGGTGTTGAGTATTATTTGTATGCCGGGACAATCATAGAAGACACAAGGCCATTCTGCTCTGCAAGGACAGGCAGATTCTTTACTACTGAACAGGTTAAGGATTGGGCAAGTCTTAAAGGCTGGCAAGGGAGGATGTCAGGAACTAATGCCAACACAATCTTTATCTACAGAGGTGGATACAATTGCCGGCATCAACTATGGCCTGTAAGCCAGGAGCAATATGAGTCAGCCAAGGAAGCTGGCAGAACAGGAGTCAAGTAATTACAATGAGCCTACAAAGACTTATCATAGTTAAGCAATTCAGAGATTGGAAGCAGATGCTTCTGCTCAACAACAATTCTAAGGCCATGCCCAAGGTCTTTTACTTCAGAAACTGAGTCAATTGAATCCTTCTTGATATATCCTAATATTTGTATATACATTTCAGGCTCTGAACAATAGCATAAGATAAACATGTCAGCAGCAATTTCCTTTTTATTATTGAAGACAAGCCTGCCAGTCTTATACTTTGTGGACTTGACTTGCAAATTTAGCTTGCCCAAATAAAGGTCAGTCTCTCCACCATCTCCATCAAGGTTAATGCTTGTGTCAAATGGCAAACCGAGATATTTAGCCACTCCATATTCACCCATTACCCCAAGCATGTCTGCTTGTTCTTGAGTATTTCCCCATCTTGAAACAGAATGTCTGTTAGGTTTGACAATGTCTTTAAGATAATGTCTACCTGATGCTAATACCTTGAGAAATTTGATTTCTCTATCCGTAAAATTGATTGACACTTCATAAATCAGTTTGCAATAATAAGCGAAAAAAAAAGATATTTGGGTATGAAAAAAGGAAAAAGTGGTGGAGGTTCGCCTATCAAAATCACCTTTGGCAAGAGGCGAGAAGGCAAGCATTCAAAGGCTAAGAAGCCTAAAGGAGGCAGGGCTAAGAAATATATTGGACAAGGAAGATAATGGCGGAGAAGAAGTTTAAGGCTAAGGTCAATGGCAAGACTGTCAAGTTCGGGGCTAAGGGTTATTCCATTGCTCCAGGCACTGCTAAAGGTGATTCCTATTGTGCAAGATCAGCAGGCATTAAGAAGTGTGCAAAGCCACCATGTGCCAATGACCTAAGCCGACAAGCTTGGGGCTGTGTAGGCAAGAAGTCTGTGAAAAGTGCTGCCAAGAAATTCAAAAGGAATTAATAACTTTACCCTATGCAATTAAAGCACTTTACACTTGCGGAGTTTGACTCACCTGATGCTCCTGGTTCAGGTGCTAACATGAAGCCTGAGTTCTTGCAAAGGCTTGACAATGCTCGGTCAATTGCTAAGATTCCTTTTGGAATCAACTCAGGGTTTAGGACAAAGGCTCATAATGATAAAGTTGGCGGTGTTGATTCAAGCAGTCATACACAAGGCTGGGCAGCTGATATCGCATGTAAAGATGGGGCTAAGAGATGGACAATAATTAATGCTCTTCTCAAATCCGGTATAACCAGGATAGGTGTTGCATCAAGCTTTATTCATGCTGATTGTGATCCTACTAAGCCTGCCAATGTTATTTGGACTTACTAATAAATGACAGCAGAACTAAAGGAGGAATTGGTAAAGTTTGGCTTTGACCTTCCAGCTTATGGGGCAATTATGCTCACTAAGATTGCAGATGTTAATACAAGCAATTTCTCAGATGCTGAGAACTACATGTATGATCATGGCTGGCTTTGGCTTCTTGTCCTCAGGTTTGGTAATGTAATTTGGGATTTACACCATAAATTAAGCAAGCAGATTACTGTTCAGATAGATGGTCAATCAGTTAAGATTAGTGGGTATGGTAAGATATTAAGAGAAATTAAAAAGTTACTCAAATGAGAAAAACAGATACACTTTTACTGCTTGTTTTTTTTCTAATTTACATAGCATTTGATCGTTACATTGCTTATGATGTTGAGGGAAGAATCAGTGATGACATTCAGTACTTGGCTAAGAGTACCCTCAACACGAAGCTTGATGTGGCAAATGTTAATTCAAGAATTGACAGTCTGCATTTACAGAATCAAGCATTGGCTGAGACTGTCTTATATTTGGATTCATGCCTTCAGAACAAGACACAAAAAGCAGACAGAGCAGAACGAAGAGGCAAGTTCGTGGGAGGCCTAATCAAAGGTCTGTTCCCGGGCATTTGAACTCACACCTTTACTCCAAAAGAATGCAAGTCTATGCCTACACTTGCACTTCTGTGGTGCTTGTAGGCATGCTCTTAGGCATTGGGTACTTATACCAAGTAGAGAAAGTAAGTGCATCTGACAGCGTGCTGATGTTTATACTTGGTCAAGTACTCGGTGCTTGGGTAGCATTGACCAATAAGATTTTTCGCATTACTACACCTGCAATTTCTCAAGAAACATAACTAACTTGCACCTATGAATTGCTTGCAGAATTACATTGGCTTACAGGGATGTTCAGTTGATGTGCCATTGTCAGGAGTCTATATCAATGATTATCCTGGTATGAGTTCAGAGTTGATGGAGAAGATTGCAACTCCTGAGCAAGCCTCTTACATTGGCATGTGGAACTCTGCTCAGGCTGTAGGTTATGTAAGAATCAAAAGAGACATTCAGCTTGCCTTATTCCAATCAGCAGAGGCGCAGCTTGATCAAGTGCTGTTTCAGACCAGCAAGAACTTTGTTCAGCAGTGGCAACAGATTCAAGTTGTTCCTGAAGAGGCTATCTTGAAGGGGGCTTTCGTAAGCATTCAGGGTAGCAAATACCTTAGCCTTCGCATCAAGCAATTACTTGTATACAATGCTGGAAGTCAAACCGTGACAAATTGTCCCTGGTTCATTTATCAGACTCAGGATGGAAGCATATTAGACCAAGGGACTTACGACATGCAACCAGGCATGAATTATGTTCCTATCAATAATGAGTTTTACTCAGACTTCGACAAGATTAACATCATGGCTGCTGTTGATTGCACCAACTTGCAAACCACCACAGGAATGTTTATAGATTGGGGCTGGAATCAGATGGACTTAGAATGTGCAACAAGATTCACCTACCTGTGGCGCAATGGATGGAGCATCTTTCCTGTGACTGCTCCATTAGGATATGGCTTTGGAGATAGTTGGAGTCAAGATAATAGCCAATCAGGTGTTTACATGGATGCCCAATTACTATGCTCATTAGATAGCTTCATTTGCCAGCAAAAAGAGTTCTTGGTTGATGCTTGGGCTAACTTGCTTTGCTATCAGATACTTTGGGCAAAGGTTGCAAGTCCAAGGGCTAACTATTTTAGCCAAGGAAACAGAGAGTTCACAGAGAGAGCAATGGCTACCTTCCTCGATGGCTACAATCAGAGCCTCGCAATTTGGGCAAGACAGTTGAATCTTAGAGGAGAAGGCTTGTGTTTTAATTGTGACAATGCTGGATTGATTCAGCAGGGATTTGTCAGACCTTAGTGCAGTAATAAACGGAAATTATATGCGAAAGGGTATAATTTGTGCAATTATGCTTAAACTATATCCGAAAGGGTATAATTAAAACTTATATCCTTGTTCAATGGCTCGGTTCAAATACCACTGAGCCTTTTTTAGGTCTTCTATCTTGCTTCCTTTCTTACCAGCTCTGCTGATATACTTGACTACATTGCCAAGGTGGAAGTCAAGCTCCCAAGCTTCAATGACTTTAATGGCCTCATAGGTGTTATCCTCTCCACCATAATGCTGAGGATGGTCAATTAATAAATTAGGCTTTTGAGTAGTCTCTGCCCCGAAGTAGTCTGTAATTGCGCCCATAGTCACCAAGAATAGAAAAGTGGTTTAGGATCATCAACATCATTCATGGTTGTAAGCCTAAAGTCATCAATTGATTTGTAAAGTTTTCCGTTGTGAAGATAGCCTGCAATCCTCGGTCTTGACCTCATGTTAATTAGTTCAGCCTTTATTAAGACATCATTGCAATCAATGTGACCTTCATGGTCAATTATCCAGTCAATCAGTTCCTGAAGCTGAGTTGGTTGCATGTGGCAAATGTATAATTATTTATCATCATCTTTAAAAAGAGACATGACCAAAGCACCTATTGCAGCAGATGCGACAGCTATGGTTTTCCAAACTGACTTAGAGGCCTTCTCTTCTACCTTAATTGATTCAATCTCTTTGATTGTATCTCTATAATGATTGATATCCTTTTCAAGGTTTTGAATCCTTCGCAGTAAGTCTTTGTTCTGATCAAGCAATTCGACAATCTCTTGCTCATTGATAAGCCTTAGCTCCTCAAGTTCTTCTATACTGATATAAGGCTTGCTCATTTGCAATCAACGGATAGAATTTTAGTTACTAATGTATCACTTAAAATGAATCTCTGCACATTGACCTGGTTGCCTATCCATGAATTGTTTGGGCCACAGGAATAGTAACTGCTGGATGTGGTTTTTGGGTATCCATCTCTTGCCGGATAGTAATCCTCTGACAACATCTGTGTGCAGCTTTGGCAATCATCCTTCTTGCATGAGGAAAAAAGCAGGGCAATTAAGAGCCATTTCATTGTTTGGTATTTAAAACATAAATAAGAATAGCTCCAAGGCCATAGCCAATAGAAGAGAAAAAGGCAAGCTTAATCCGCTGATTCCAGTTTTTTGCCTCAATAATGTAACCCACAAATGGCAATCCGAGAAACGGCCCAATCATAGCAAAAAACACCATCCAAATAGACCTATCACCTACTGTTGAGATATACATTGTAGAAGCACATTCAAGTACGAAAGCACTTAAACAAACCACATAATAACCTCTTTGCTTAACTTCTGTCTCTTTACTTTCCATAAGTTTCGTTATAATACTCTTCTGCTCTGTCTGCCGATCTAAAAGATAAATTCATATCAATGTAAGCCTGTTCATGTGCATCCATTATTTGATCCTTCTCCATTGCTTCGGCTTGCTTTAAAATTGAAAACCAAACCATTTTATCCTTTGGTTCTTGCCATAAAGACCTAAATAAGAATTCAACGGCAGTCTGTTTACCTTCCATTGACAATGTCTTTTAGCTGATTGATAATGCTTCCTTGAGTCTCTCCATAAAACCAATCGCAAGTAAATTTTAAATCCTCATCAAGCTTGCCAGGAACATTCACAAAGTAGGACTGTCTATGTTCATTAGGCTTAGATGTAAACCTATCACATTGCTCTTTGATTGGGCAATCTGTGCCATCGCACATGGTAATGTCTGACATTGTTTAATTATTTAGTTGCTGGTGAGGGATTCGAACCCTCATCTGCCGATTATGAGTCAGCCTGTTACCAATTACACCAACCAGCATGAGCCTTACTTATCGCTAAGTTTAAGCTTCTTTAATTCCTCCTTCTTAGTCTCCTCTTGAATGCAGAAGTCTCTTATAATTCTTCTCAGCACCATTGATGCTGATTGCTGACCAACAGCCACAAGCCATCTATCTTTTTCCTCATCCGTGCAGCTTGCTGTAATTTTATTATAAAGTCTCTCCTTAGCCATTCTATTTGAATTTAGATGTTGAATTTTTGCCTCCAATATGCTTTACATATCCTCTAAGCAATGAAGCTGCCCTAAATCCATGCTCTAAGTATTTAGCATTTGCATCCATCTCTGACTTGCATGGGTTCTTTGGGTCAAAATAAGTGAAGTCACTAAACTTACCAACCTCCTTATAATCCTTTAGCCTACGGAGACCAGGATTCCAAGTAAAGCCATGCCAAGTGGATCGGTAATTAATTTTAAGCAAATTATATCTTGTTCTTTCTTTTGTGGACAATGGATGTCCAATTACTGGATGACCATTGCGGTCAGAAGGATACCTGAGCCACACACAAGCAATTGAATAATTGTCTTTCAATACTTGCTTAGAAGCTTGTATGAACCCATAACAATCAAACTCCCAATCATCCTCGCAGTGGAAAATGTAATCAGTCTCAACAAGTGCATACATCTTATCAATTGCTTCTACTTGTCCAACATTCTCAGAGAATAACCAAATAGGCATAAGCTTCCATTGCTCATTAACACATTGATCTAATAGCCTCCTGAACTCAGAAGGTACAGAGCCTGAGTCCTCATGAATTATAAACTCATAAGGAGGCACATCGTCCCAAAACTGCATAAGGCTTATGACTGTCCTTTCAAGAAGGTCAAACCTCTTGTAAGAGGTCAGGCAGATGGTGACATTACTTGAAGACATATGCGACAAATTTAATGATTAGCAATGATGCTAAGATTAGATAGACTGAATAGGTAAAGCCTACTACTACTGCTTTTCTAAGCAGGTCTTTAATTTCCCGATTCATGCTCTAAAAAATAAAGGTTATCAATCAGCACTAATTTAGTGCCTTTTTTAAAATCTTTTACCTGACCCCCGAAGGCTCTGACTTGGCAATCATATTGGCCCTTGTTGATGTGAATGCCATAGATCATCATTGAGAATGGATTGGCATTTAAGGTGTAAGAAATGCGAAACTCAGAACCAAGCTCATAGACTATGACATTGCCACCATACCGGTAAACAGCCTCTTGGATGTCCTTTAAATCGTCTGTGAATATGTCAATGAATATCCCATCCATGACATCTATTACTTTTGCTTTTTGCGTATTCATAATTTGTTTGGTTATATTTGAATGCAATACTAAGCCATTGCTTTTTTATCTGCAAATATATTTTAAGAATTATGCCAGTTTATGATTCTACATCTGCTTTCCTAAGGCAACAATTCAAGAACTTCAAAGAGGCATCACAAGCCAATAAGGTTCTAAGAGCTGCTGCTGTTTATGCTGCTCCGGCAGTTCAGAGCAGGGTGCAACAAGAAGGCAAGAAATCAGATGGCACAAGCCTGCCTCCTTATGACTCAGGCAAATCATTTAGCACATCAAGCCCAATAGGGAGGAGGTTTGGAGATATTGCAAATCAAAGGCAACAAAGAGCCTTTGGTAGTGGTGACTCTTTTGGAAGCTACAAGGATTTCAGGCAGAAGTTAGGCAGGCAAACTGCTTACATGGACTTAACATTAACTGGAGACATGTGGGCAAGTTGGAGGCCAATCCCTATTTCAGATCAAGCTTATGGTGTTACCTTTGTGTCAGCAGAACAAAATAAGATTGCTGGTTATTTAGAAGAAAGATTTGGAGTTATATTTGAACTTTCAGATAAAGAACTTGATCAAAGCCTGCAAACAATAAACAGATTAGCCATTCAATACTTGAGCAGATGACAATTACCAAGGTAACCGTAGAGAGTGCAATTGCTGACTTGTGCAATAACTTAAGCGCAACTTACCCGGGCAATCAGATGCTTAACTATGGCGAAGCTGTGGAAAGCATCATCGAAAATCAGGCTGGCAATTATGTGACTAAGGATGGAGTAACTTACTGCGCTGTTAATGATGGCTACAAGCTTGTTTTATTCTTGGTTAGGGAATCAGCCTCAGTCCAGCTACAGGTAGCCGGAGGCAGAGCCAACAGCCTGCTCAGAACAGTTACATTTAAACTCATTGCAAACACCACTTTAGAAAGTGCAGAATTTGCAATCACATCAATTATCAACCGAACAAAAGGTATAACCTACGAAAGTACAGATTATGATTCAAAGGCAATCGCCAGACAATTCTTCGGCCTTGAGGAAAGGAATTTCGAAACAGCCTTCTTCACTATCAATCTCTCAGTCACAGAGAGAATCAATTGTGAGGTTGCCTGTTGATGCAATCTATTACATAAGCCTAAGAACTACAGTAAAAAGAAAGCTTAACATGATTAAGCATCTTAAGGACATTGGCTTGGTTGATAAGCATGGCAATGAGGCTCAGTGCCATGTTGCCAATGATGGAAACTTTATCAAGCATAGAATTGACAACAGCCTTAAGATTAAAAATAAGAGGCCTAAAATGAGCCTTTCAGAAATTGGATGCTGTGCTTCTCATAGAGAGGTTTGGCAAAAGCAAATTGACCAGGGGCTTGAATATGTTTTAGTCTTGGAAGATGATGCTCGGTTTGATTTGGATAAGCTTAATCAACTATCGACAAACTGGAGACAGTTGCCTGAGTTTGAGCTATTGCATTTAGGCTGGCAGTATTATGCAGGCTATGGAGTGCAGACAATTGAGCAAGTAGAAATTGAAGGCTTGCCAAATCTTTGGAAAGGAGATGGCATGTGGCTCACTCATGCATACATCGTAAGCCTACAAGGAGCAAAGATTTATGAAGAACGCACAAGGGTTCAAAACAATGGTCTTGATGGCATGACTTCGGTTATTCAGTCTGATATGCTGGCCTATGGTTTTAAGCCTTACATAGCAACTCAAGAAACATTAACAGGAATCCAA